ATCGCACAAGTGCATGCCAACCTGCATCTGCGCCCAATAGATCGGCTTGGATTCCTGCACGCCCTTGGCTTTCAGTTGCTTGAAGCCCTTCGTGTTCATCGTCTTGCATTCGAACACATGCGGCTGGCTGCTTTCCTTCAATCCGCGCACCACGCCGTCGAGGCTCAGTCCAAAGTGGCCGCCGTGGGCGCTGGCGTGGATCTGCTTACCCGTTTCTGGATCAACCTCCCAGACCTCAAGACCGATGTCCTTGAGGTTCTTTAAAACGCGATCTTCTTCGCGGTCGCCAGTTTCAAACAGGCGCAACATACGCCCATCAAATTCAGGCGACCATGCCCAGCGGAATTGATACCACAGCGCCCGGCTGCATTCGTTGCCGATCTGACTGCCGCCCAAGTGAGGCCGGTGGTCGTTCTTCCGGCTGGCCTTGTAATGGTCGTAAATCGCCTGCACCTCGGCAGGCTGGGTGTGTCCTTCCAGGTTCATGTCGCCTTCCTCTCTTCTACTCTGGAAAACACCCGCGCGGGCGCTTGCCGGAATAGAAACCCCACCGGCCCGGCGAAGGTCTCCGGTGGGGGCGGGCAGCACCGCGCTGCCCTTAGCCGTGATTGGCTATCTCTTCCAAGGCGGTGTCGAGCCGCCAGATGCCGCAGGAGCCGCCGCAGGAGCCGCTTGCACGTTATCTGCCGCCGCGTACTCCTTCACCTCGTTTGAGGCTTCGTAGGTGCCATCTGATGGCTTGACCGAGACCTTCACCATCAGCGGCTTGTCGTGCAGTTCGCTGCTCTCGCGCGGCGTCATCACGCCAACCGACCGGCAGATGCTCGACAGCGTGCGCTGCGCAATTTCCACCGCCGTCTGGTTGGGATTGTTCAGGTTCAGCCGGTCAAAGACCTTGCGGCCCTGATGCTCACCTTCGATAACCTGCACATCAAGCTGCAAATAACTGCCGGTCATCGCCTTTGTCGGCTTTTCCTCGCTGGCCGTGATGGCGCATTTATACCAGCCCGCCGGGATCGGCTCGCGGCTTTCTTGCGGGTCCACCGTGTTGGCGTCAAATCCGTTGAGGTTCATTGTGCATTTTCCTTCTCTGCTACAAATTCAGCAAACGGAAACCCAGCCTCAAAACTGAATGGCAGTGGCTCCGTGATGTTGAAGCGGTTCTTGCTGACATTAGCGGCCTGCGGGAAGCAGATGATTTCACGCTTGCCCGTGCTGATCGCACGCTTTTTGCTGTCGTCGCCACCGCGCATGAATGTTTCCAGCCGGATGAAGCCGACAAGATCCACGTTGTCAGTGTAGTTCGGCAGGCTCTTTTTGTGCATCCTGACAGTGTACCGCGCGTAAGGATCGGCATCCGGCAGATCCAGCGTTTCCGTGTCAGCGTGGCCGATGAAAACCACGTTCATGCCCCGATCATAGGCCAGCGCACCCGCCCAATCGCGCACCGTGCGATGCTTGTCAGCCGCCGCGTTGTAGCCTGCGCCATAGCCGCCGCCAGCTTGGTTAATGCTTTTCGCCTTCGGGTCGGCGTCCACAATCTCGCCCTCAATCAGCGTTGCAAGCTGCGTGATGCTGTCAATCACCAGCGTTTGGAAGTCGTGTTCTTCCGTGGCGAGGCTTTCGATCTGATCCAGCACCTCGTCGCTGGACCGCGCGACCGGGAACAGCGCAACGTTGTCGTTGCCGACAAGGCTTTGCGTGCCGTCTTCGGTTCGGATGAACACCGGCTTGGGGAACATCGCCGCCAGTGTTGTCTTGCCCATACCTGCTTCACCAAAGATGGTGCAGATCACAGGGCGGTTGCCGTCCGGTTTGGACAGTTTGCTTAGGTCGTATGCCATTAAAGTTCCTCCACTTTCACGCCGACTTTGCCGGGTTTTGTTGTAAATGCTGCGGCAATGCAGTTCCACGTATCCGGCTCGTTTTTAATCAGCCACTTAACGCCTGTCGTATCGACAGACGGCTTCATCACAACAGGATGATTGTGCGCGGGAATGCGATGCTTAACCTCATCCCAGATGTCCGCGTCCAGCTTGCGCGTAACAGGCTGCGTCAGCGTCACCTTGAAATTGTCGAGGGTGTGCGTCTTGCTGCCCTCGCCTGGCACGTCCAGCGCCTCTGCGATCTGCTTTTCAATCGCAATGCGTTGGCGGTTGGCTTGCCCTTCCGCCCGCTTGGCTTCCAGCCAGTCGCGGGCGAGCGCTTCGATGTTATCCATCGTCGTCTCCTAATTTTCACTCTACTAACATAGGCACGTTAAAAAATGCCGCGCAGGGATGCAAGCCCTAATTTGTCCGCTTCCAAACAAAAACAATCGACGGCCTGCCAATGCCGCCCGCTGGGGGCTGTGACATGCGCTCAATTGGAAAGTCGCTTTCTAAGACGCTGAATATGTCTTCCCGGCGCATCTTGCCAAGGTTGCCCAGCGCCGGAACCTTTTTCAGCAGTTCGCTGGTTTTCAAGCCGACTTCGCCCGCCTCCTTGATGGCCTGAGCCGTCCGCTTGCGCAGCTTGTCGTTGTCGCCTTCGGCCAGGTTATCAACAAACGCTTGATAGGTCTGCTGGCTGTAAAAATCGACGTAATCAATGGCCCAACGTGTGGCCTCTTCCCCGATTTCGTCTTGATCCAAGCTGACCGCCACAATCAGCGCCACGCGCATGGCAATTTCACGGTTGCGGTCCAACATCGACCCAAGGGCGCTGTTCTTCGTGTTCTGCCGATCAATGATTTCACCTTCATATTCCCACAGCAGATCCCGCGCCGCCTGCGTGAACGGCACAACGACAGGCTCCGGTGGAAATTCGTATCCGTTACCCTCGGCCAGCATACCTTCGCCCGCGTGCGCCGTCGCACATCGCACCGCCCAATCCAGCAGCGCAGAAGGTGGCGAGGCCATCCGATTGGCCATCCGAGCCCGTTGTCGGGGCCGCTTGCTTTCCACGATCAAGAAGCGGTTCAGCAGCCCGCTTGCCACGTCCTTGCCGCTGATTGCCTCGTAAAACGTGTCGGGCGTGGTCATGCCCATCATCGTGATGGCTGGGTGCGCAATCGCGCCCTCAAGACCTTTGCGCTGGCCATCTGTCAGCGATCCGGTCGAATAGCCTTTTGTCGCCAGCGTGCCGGTCAGTCTCCCGAATGCCTGCATCATCATGCTATTGGCACCGCGCAGATGCGCAGACCCTTTGCCTTGGCTGGCCTCAAGATACATTCCAAATTCGTCAATCATGGCGATATGGCAGGGCCGCGCCTTTAGCGCAGAAATGACACCACCCTCTGACGTGTATCCAGCAGGCCCCGTCAAATCGAGATTGGCTTCGCGCAACACCTTTTCGACCACATGCGCTGCGTTGTCTTTGCCCTCGCCCGTCTTCGCCACGTTCAAAAAAAACAGGCTGGACATATTGCCCTGATCTGTCACCCACCGACGCCCCATAACAACCGACCCAAAGGCCAGCGCCGCCTGCACGTCAAACTGCGGCTGGGCCTTGATTGCCATCTGGTGGCTGTATTTCACCATGTCGCCCAGCGCACCCGGCACCGTCAGCAAGTGGGGCGGAATGTCGGGCTTGCCGTCTGCCGGGTCTTTCGCCTTGCCCCAGCCCTTTAGGATTGATGCCGCAACCTGCTTGCCGTGTTCAATGTCCCGCCGCATTTCCTCGCGCTCTGCATCCGATGGGGCGCGGGGCATCTGGTCAAGCTGCAATATCTCAGCCGCCGCCTTTACCGCCGCGCTGACGTTGCCCATGTGTTCGAACTGGCAAAACACCTCAAACGCATCCACGCTGAAATCGCCAAACGGGTCTGATGCGTGGTGGCTGTAGCCGCGCCCATCTTCGAACAGCACAAAACCGGGGATCTTGCTGGTGCTATTGGGCGACAGCCAGCGATTACCAAAGCGCACATAACCGGCCCGCTCAATCTCATCCTGCAAGCCGTGCGCGTCGTTGTAGGCTTCAATCACGCTGCCTTGATTACCCTCAATCCGGCGCACCCGCTTTTTTGGCGTGAAGGCCGGGGCCACCTTCCAAGGGCAGACATCCTGCATCTGCGGGGCAAAGCGCGGCCACTCGGTCCAGACATGCAGAAGCTGCGGCGGTATCTCTTGTAGCGCCCCAAACGGCGCACCGGCCCACTCATAAGGTCGCTGCGTGTCAGGGTGGATGCTGGGCGGCAACACGTCCTGCGTCTGACCGGCCCGCAGTTCAAAGATCACCTCCCGCTTTTTGGGGCTTCCCTGCACCGGCCAGTTTATCTTGTGCGTGTTCAGCACCAGCCCATCCGGCACCTTGAACAACACCTTGCCGCGCTCAGGATTGCCGACAATGCGCGGGTTCTCCGCAAGTATCTTGTCCAGATCAATGTTCAGCGCATCAAAAATCATGCGCGTTTTGTCCATGTCGTCAATGTCGAGCGCACAAGTGCCGCTTAGGCTATGCAGCAGGCCCATGTTGTGCGTCGGGCTTGCCTTCCAGTGGTTCGGGTGCGTGGCCTTGGTCTGCCAGCCAAAGGTGCTGGGGGCCTTGCTGCCGGCCGGTATTGCCACCAACGCCCAGCCTAGTGCGTCGTATTGCTGGGCCGCGTCAAACGTGTCTTTCACGTCAATCTCCTGTCGTTTTTTACCGCAGGGATTGACCGGCCTCATGCCATGTCGTAGAAATCACCTGCGTTCTTCACACTTCGCACCATAAGCCCGTCCGGTGGCTTTATGCAAGCCCTCGACCCCTCACCAGGTCGGGGG